CACTTTGGGTTGCATAGGGGAAATCAGGAGCACCTGTTGTTTCTTCTGAATAGTCTCCATAGTAAGCATCACAAACACGATCTTTAGGCGTTTTATCATTTGGAATGTTTAGATCACTTACCGAAGGTGTCCCACTAGTTCCTACTGCCGTTGAAGTTCCAACAATTCCGTAGAGATTCCAATACAGGCTCATCACCTGCTCAAGTGTTAATGCATTGATAATAGGTGCAGCCCAAGTCGAGCTACTGGTTGTCTGTGTCATATCAACCTTAGAAATGCACGATGGAAACCCGTTACCCTTTACCCTACTAGCAAACTTTTGAGCTGTTGGCATTAGCTGATCTTAATTAG